TACTATTTTGCCGTGGTAAACCCGGTTTCGGCTAAGCCTGAACATACCCCGTGTCGGCATTATCTTCAATTAAGACTGGTCGGAGCATTTCGATAGGTTGGTATTGACGTAATAGGCGGACTTAAACGTAACAACGTAAGTATGGTGGTCCTCGAAGTAATTGGAGCTTTTGCGTGCTATGGTGCTTGGAATTCATGCGTATCTGGGTGCATTGCGTTAAGTGAGAAATGGCGGAAAATGTGGGTCACCCCGCACCACATAGAGGTAGTTGCGGAGTATGCAGCCACAGATGATAATGACGACCACAGGTTAATTTTCTTTGATGACGGAGCCCAATGCGTAGACTTGGGACTGGCGATGGTGGACGATGGGGTAAGGCCTGCCAGCATACGCAGTCGGCGACGTCGCTTAATGACAAAGAGACCTAGTGTTTGGAAAATCTGTGTCGCTCACGCCAACTCTAAGGTGGGGCGGATGGTTGACAATTCTGCCAACCGCATGGTAGTTGGGAAAGTCATTAGGGATTTCCTGAAGGATGCAGGGTGCAGAGATTTTGATATTTCAAAGAATTGGCAGCAAAGTGTTGAGGTTTACTTCATGACTAGTGCAGAGGACATTGAAACTAAGCACTTGTCAAATGCCGCAGTGGCTAGGAAACATAGGTTTGAATTGGAACAGGCTAGACCCAATATCACATTACTCGAGCGTATATGCGGACCTGTGGGTCCGTCATATCCTCGGGAATAGGGGTGCCTCATGACAATTCAGGGTTTTACCACTCCCACTATCAGAGGAGATCACCCTAACCTGCAGTTGTCTTGGACAGGCGGTGAATGCAAGGAGAGGAAAATGTACAGATTTACATCTCCCCAAGTAAGTGATTGTTTTGGTATTCACAACAATACTGTACAAAATGTAAGGAGAGCGCTTATCGAACGAGTTTATATGGTTGAAAGGGATGGTGACTTACAGCCAACCCCAAAACCAATATCTGCCCAACACATTCAAGAGACACTCATTGGCTTCAAGAAAACGTTTAAACAATTGGCTCCGCATCTCCCTCCCTTGAGCGCCCAGGGTTTCCTGGGTCGATATCAGGGAGGCAAGAAACGGCGTTATGAGTTGGCGATGGAGTCCCTGTTAGGACGCGGGATAGAGAAGAAGGATGCATTTCTGTCTATGTTTGTAAAAGGGGAAAAACTCAACATCGTGGTTAAGTCGGACCCAGCGCCTCGGGCTATACAGCCCCGGACACCTAGATTTAATTTTGCTTTAGGTTGCTACATTGCCCATTTGGAAAAACCCGTTTACCGTGCCATTGCCGAAATGTTTGGTGGACCGACAGTTATGAAAGGTTACAATGCTGTTGATACCGCCAGACACATGCGGTCTATGTGGGACGAGTTTGAACAACCTGTTGCTATTGGTTTGGATGCTAGCAGATTTGATCAGCATGTATCCAAGGAAATGCTGCAATGGGAACATGATATTTGGGCTATGTGCATGTGTAGTTCCAGTGATGTGAAATCCTTACGCAAGCTGCTTGCAATGCAGCTTGAGAATAAGGGTTTTGCCAGGTGTGATGACGGTATTGTCAAGTACTCAGTTGAAGGATGCAGAATGTCAGGCGATATGAATACTGCCAGTGGCAATTGCATTATTATGTGTGCTATGATTTACTGTTTATGTGCGAAATTGGGAATTAAATGTAGGTTAGCCAATAATGGTGATGATTGTGTATTATTTATACACAGGCGTGACCAAGAGGTGGTCTGCAGATCTATTCCCAATTACTTTACTGATCTTGGATTCACTATGAAAGTCGAAGCACCGTGTTATGATTTTGAGGTTATAGAATTTTGCCAAACTAAACCTGTGTGGACTTTTGACCATTATCGTATGGTTCGAATCCCCCAGGTAGCGATGGCAAAAGACTTAACCGCTAATCATCCTATTGGTGATGCCTTGATAAGAGCTAATTGGTTGTCACTTATGCGAGATGCCGGGTCTAGTTTGACCGATGGGTGTCCGATTTGGCAGAGCTTTTATCGAATGTATCCAACCAACAAGGGTAAACGAGTGTTTGTGCAAAACTTTGATGATAGTGGTATGGTTAGGCACATGTCCAGAGGCCTCCAGAATAGGATGTTACCAATAACTCCTCGGGCGCGATATTCATTCTGGTTGGCTTTTGGCATCACCCCTGATGAACAAGTTGTCATGGAAAAACAATTCGAGAGCATAAATCTAGGATCAGCTATAGATACGGGGTCATCTATTGCTGTTGTCCAGTCACTTATGAATAGGCCCCATGGATACATCACCACTGTATCAAGCATCCATGGGCGAGCCCAATCAGACCGAAGAATTGAAAAATATCAAACCGCAATCTGAGATAGTGGATCAGAGGAGAGAAACAAAACAAAGACGTGCTATCAACAATGGGATTGGGCCTTCTGTTGTGCGTGACGTAACAGCTGTTGCCGATAAGCCAGCTTCTGTCACTAATGCCACAGCCAATCTTGCTGACAGTGTCGTCTACAACATCGTCTACAACTTCTGATATTCCTTTGCTGTTTGTGTTTTCTATTATTTTAATTCTGATTGCTTTCATTTTAGTGACTCCCCCACGTGAGCATTTGGTCAACGTCTCGCGTACCGACAATAGTAAGTTGCAACATATTTATTTACCAAAGCAGTGACCATGAAGAATTCGAAAGGGGCTAAGAAGAAAAACAAAGGTGCTGATGCTAATATCATCACCACTAAAATTCCTGCACCCAATCGTGGTATTGTGGTACGAACTAAGTCGACTATGCCTAAGATGGCTACAATTGCTGATAGTATGGTCCTATCAAATTCGGAAATACTAACACCTGTAGCCATGGCGTCATCTTCGGCTTACACGCCTCAGCGCGTGTTCATAGCACCTTACCAGACAGCTTTCTTGAGTGGAATAGGATTGAATTTCCAAAGGTATCGGTTTGAGATGCTTCGATTTGTGTACATTCCCTCCGTTGCTAATAATGCTTCTGGGTCTATGTACATGAGTTATGGCACTGATCATAGGGATGCTGCTCCAGCAAATGCAAATTTGCAAATGGTCAGCTCTGGCGCCATCACTGCCCCTGTGTGGGCTGGTTTTGATGGTGGATCAGCTCTAACCCATGTTGGCAATATAAACAATGCCATAACTTTAGATTTTCCTGTTCACCTTCGAGCGGGTTTTCAATATGCAATGGCTACTGGATCTGGATTTGTTGCGTTGCCTGCTGCTGACAAGAATGATAACTCTCCTGGCTATTTGGACCTTGGTACTGATGGTGGAGCTTTTACTGGCACCGTTGGTAAGGTTTACATGGTTTACAAAGTTAGATTTTGGTGTCCCATAAGCACGACGCAACAAACTTAAGTTGTGCGCTCCTAGGTATGAGGATAAACTACTACCCCCACACCGGGGGGCTCGGAGTCGTTACTAGTCCCGTGTTGATGATTCGACGCTATTTTGGGCAAAGCCTGATTGTTGTCTCGTTCATTCTCACGGAACTGATAACTCATTCCGATTTCACTCAAGTCCGTTCAGCTCTCTGTGTTTGGAGGGGCGATAGTCATTCCGGGTGGTGCCGGACCCTATTGGAAACAATGGTGACTACCCAAACGATTCGGAGAGACCGTCCAGGGAAGTGTGGTAAACCACACTGGGCCCCGTGGGATGAAGTCCATGCAGGTGGACGAGAGCTTTGCCGGGGAAGTAACCCG